GCGCGTGTACACTAACATGTCCCGGGATCCCTACAGCGACGTGCGTGGCCAGGTGGGCGCCATGAACACCCAAGTCGCCAAGGAGGCGACGGCGACCGTCTCGACCGGTGTCCTCCAGCAGCTCGTGTACCTGCGCGACATCTCGTCCAACCCAGTGCCCCTCGCGGCCCCAGTCAGCACGAGCACATATGGAAATAAAATGCCATACAACAGCAAGATCGCATTCTAAATGCGCGCCCTAGACGATATCCTGATCGGCTTCTTCATTTTTTTCGCCATCGACCGGGCGATTCGCCTCTTCAGTAACGCGGTCGTCGAGCCCTGGGCCCGGACCAAGACGGGTGACGAACACAAGGTGGAAAACTGGAAGACGGGCGCAGAGTTGGCTATGCTCTTGGTGGCACTTTTCATCGTGTTCAAAATGCGTCACGTAATAAGCAGGTTCAACAAAGCTTAGAGAGGTGACGGCTTTGATTTACAATGAATAGGTTTCGTGATGAAACTGCTGAGATGTGTAGAGTGAAGGGGTGGGACAAAGCCCCCGTAAGTATCGTATGGATGCTTCTGAACGAAGAGATGGGCGAGTTGGCCTCGTCGATTCGTCAGAACCAGAGAATTTACAAAAAGACGGGACTCAAGAAGGACCGGGGAACTGATATCACGATGGAGATGGGTGACGTGTTCAGTTATCTTTTCCAGTTGGCCCATATGTTGAACGTTGACATGGACACGATGTGGGAGCTCCACCGTCAGAAGGTCCAGACGAAGGTTTACGCTACAGGAAGTAAAAATAATGTAAGCGTATGTTAATATGGCGACGGCCGCCATGGCATGCGATGACTTGAGCATCAATCGCTTCAACCCATACACGTGGTCCGGAACCTTCGGTGTTTATTCCGACGGGTTCCCGAGCATGATTCCAAATGACGGCTCGTACACTACGGAAATTAGTGAGGAGCCGACGGTATACACCGACTCTCTTATGGGGGGCGTCGCCTCAGACCCTAACATGAACCTGTCGGGTTCCATGTACTTAAAGACGGCCGAGTCGAGCCCAGCGCCTTTCCGCGGTTTCCCAGCACGCAAGAATGAGTTCCCAGACGGTACCGTGTCGTGGATGCGCCCAGGACAGCCATGGAGTTGGATGGGAGGCCATCGCGCCAAGGATGACACATGGACGGCGGGAGCCTTAAAGACGCCTGACCTGCTCATTTGGCTCGCGCTTATTGCGTTGGTGGTGTATCTGTTTTCACGCATCAAAAAGTAGCCACCTTGGCCGCCACCACCCTGACTAATTTCTTTGATAAATTCTCTTTTTCAGTTTTAGACCGTTCATCCAGCTTGGGGCACACGTGAACCTCGAGCTGAATGCACTTGGCGCAAAAGTCCCCCGCACATTCACGGCACTTGAGGAACCGGTTCTTGTGTCGGCAGGATATTTTCGGACCAAAAATATCCTGAAAAGCCTCCTCAGGCGTCATCTTCTACTAGCTCACATACAATTTCATTCTTAAACTGCGATGTGGAAGGTTCGTCCACCAGCTCACATAGACCGTGTTCACGCCCTTTGACTATACGATCCCATGCAGCCTTCATAGCCGGTAGGTTCTTTGCGAACCAGTCCCGATCACGCTTGACGCGGACAACCACAAACTCTGGCTCGGCGCCTTCGGTCTTCGCCGGCCGGTACTGCACAAAATCACACTCCTCCAGGTCCGTAATCTCGAGCTGGAGTTGGACTTGGGGTAGATAGTGCTTGGGCACCTTTGCCTCGATTTTGCGCGTCAATGGGCACTTTATCTCGATGAGGAGCCCATCTTCTGTGACGCCATCGGGCGACGCCCCGAGCCACGGGTAATCACGATGCTGAACGAGCCCAATCTCATGAGACTTGCGCCCGGTTCGCTCGTCATACAGGTCTCGCACGAGGGGCTCGAGAAGGGTCCCGTGCGCCGTCGCGGCGTTTCCGGCCCACTTGAGGCTCAGAACCTTTTTCTTCACAAACGCATCCGGAGATTCATAACGACTCTCACCGATCGCACTCGCGACGTCACTCGCCGTGATCATTTGTTCACGGAGCGCTAACCATTCATCAGATCTTTGTTCGGCATATTCAGCCGCAAGGAGCTTCGCCGCCACGTCCCTCACGTTTTGGGGGTCCTCCATTCTTACTCTTGAATCGAGGATCCGTCTTAAGTACAATTTCGGCTGCGTTCTGCTCGCCCTGTTTCTTGGTAAGTGCAAAACCCGCGCCGCATTCCATACCATCCACTATGACCGTAATGAAGAATTGCCCGTTCGTCTGACCATCTACGCGATACTCCGGCAAGGGGTACTTGAGCGCCTGACACCAGCGCATCAATTGGTCCTTGTAATTGTCATCCACGAGGGACGTCTCCACCTTTGTGAACGATTCAAGAACGAATTGCTTTGCGTGGACCATTCCGAGATCCAGATATATAGCGCCCACGAGAGCCTCGAAGACGTCCTCCATGATGTGCTCGTTGGTGTTCCATCCGTTGCGCTCCCCCTTTTCATCCATCAGGATCAACTTTTCAAGGCCTAAAATCTTGGAAATTTCACACAGGGTCTTGCCCCTGACCATCTTCGTGCGCGCCTTGGTCAAGAACCCCTCTTGGTGCTTTTCGTACTGATCAAACAGGTGCTTTGTGATGATGAAACCAAGTACCGAATCTCCCATGAATTCAAGAGTTTCGTACGAACCAGTCAGACCAGAGTACCGCTTCAACGCGCTTTTGTGAGTGAAAGCCCGTTGATACAGTTCAATATTGTTGATTTTTGTCCCAACAAGGGAATTTAGCTTATCACGCGACAAAGTTGGAGGAGACTCCATTTTGTTTTGTATTACACTACACGCATACTTTTAAGCCCCTAAGAAGCTGGCGCCTTCGCAACCTTTGGGCGAACCTTCTTCTCCTTTGGGGCCGCGTCCCCGGTCGAAGACTCCGTCTTCTCGTCAGCCACCGCCTTCTTCGCACGGGGCTTCTTCTCGGTCGTAGGGTCCTTGATGTAGTGGGGGTTGATGAACTTCTGGATGTTCAGGAAGGTCACCTGGGTTCCCGCTGGTGGCTGCAGCAGGTCCTGCAGGATCGCATCCAGGGAGATGTTCTGACCCGCCTTCAGGCCCTTCTCGGTCACGTAGGTGTTGATACGGGCCGTAACCTGGGAGCGCGAGATCTTCTCATCGGCCGCCAGGCTCAGGAAAGCGCGCAGCTTGTCCGTCACGTTCAGGGGCTTGTTGAACCCGTTGTTCTGGGAACGGGCAGCCTGCTTCTCACCCGTGGGGTCCTCAAAGTGCTGACGAATCTTGCGTACATCCTTGCGCAGCGCCTTCAGCTCCTTGGCAAGCAGCTCGAGGGTGACTGGGGTGTCGGCCATTTCTACTCTACACACGGGGGTCACCTTTAAGCCAGGGATGCGATGGCCAAAAACACAATAACCAACATCAGGAGGGGAATTATCATTCGCTCTAGGACCGTCTGGTACCGCGTGTCTGGCTCCATATACATCGTCTCCTCCTTCTTCCTAGTCGGCTCTTCACTCGTCATGAGGTTGACGCCAAAGCCAGGGGGAAGCGCAGTTCCAGTTGAAGCACGAAATTCATTTTGAAATTGAAGAACCGTGGGGAGTTTACGGTTGATGGTACATCTTGGTACACAGCACCCCTCATCACATGGAGACACCAGGCCGTTCTGGCGGTTTATATAAGCGCAAACCTGGGACCCGGGGTCGATTGGGTTGGCCAAGCACTGACATCCCTTAGTAATCAGATCAGACCTACACGTACTCATCGTCTACTCTTAAAGAAGAAATTAGTTTTCAGTAGTATAATGGAGTACGCAACACCCCAGAAGCTTCCAGACGGACGTTACTTTCTGAAGATTGCCGGCGCCCGTCACCAGGTCAACGGTCTGATTCTCCAGGACTCGCTCGCCTCCAAGTCGGTCAATTTCAAGACCGAGTCCAATCTTTTCTCAGTAATTGATGAGCAGATCTTGGCCCAGGCCAAGTTGTCCAAGCAGGAGTGGTTCGGCAAGGACCTGAGCGACGAGACCATCCAGAACGCGTGGCAGGAGAGTGTGACCGACGGAGCACTGGGCGCATCTCTCGTCACTGTCAAGGGTCAGGTGGCGACCCTTGCATTCGACACTCGCAAGAACCCAGTCGAGCTCCAGGATATCCAGCCCGAGACGTCGTGCGATGTGATGCTTGAGCTGTCGGGTCTGTGGTTTCTGAAAAAGTCGTTCGGTCCCATCTGGCGTATTCTCCAGGTGCGCGTCCGGGCGACCCCCAAGACCCCCGAGCTCCCCAAGGAGTATCTTTTCTCGGACGAGCCGGTCGAGCAGGAGGATGAGGACCCGGCGGATTATCTGGATTAGCCCCAGTCGCGGAGCGACTGTCCTCCACCCCCTCCACCCAAGCCCTTCGGACTTGACCTTGATCCTCCAGCCCAAAAAAATTATCGGTAACTATTAATAATATGGATCGCAAGGGACTGGCAATTCTGCTCCTGGCCGTCGTCATTCTTTTCCTCCTGTTCGCCCCCAAGTCCAGCGGTTTCTCTGGCCCCGCACTGACCGGTTTCAACACGAGCAACTCCCCGGCGAGCTCGACGGGCGCTGGTTACCAGCGCGACCTGACCGGCAGCGCCGTGGAATCCACAGCATATGGCGGTGATGTGTCGTCCGCCAGCCTGATCCCCCGCGAGGTGGTTCAGACCGAGGACTTTGGTCAGTTCAGCCCAGACAAGATTCTGTCGGGCCAGAACTACCTGGACCCACGCAACCAGATTGGCTACCCAGAGACGGTCGGCGGCGTTCTGCGCAACGCCAACCAGCAGTTCCGCTCGGAGCCAATGAACCCCCGCACCCCAGTCAGCATCTTCAACCTCAGCACGATCCCCCCCGACACCATGCGCCCCAAGTTTGAGATTTCGCCCGAGTACCAGTGAAGAAACTCGTGAGTTTCTTCCCCGCGCGTCAAGCTACGCACAAATAACTACTGCGTAGTTACTAAATATGGACTTTAAAGCAGCCATGACTGAGTGGGTCGCCCTCAAGGCCCAGTTGGCCGCAGCTCGCAAAGATCTCAGCGTCCTAAACGGTCGCGAGAAGGATCTTCGCCAGTTTGTGACGAAACACATGAAAGAGCGCTCTATTGATACCGTAAAAGTTCACGATGACAAGGTTAAAGTGAATTTCAAGGTAAAAAAGACCAAGGGGTCTCTGACCAAGGATGTGATCAAAAAGGGTCTTGGATCTTATTTCGGTGGAAATGAGGCTCAGGTTGAGGGTGCGTTCCAGGCCATTTTGGACGCCGCGCCGACCAAGGAGTCCGATGGTGTCACGGTGACGGGTCTGAAGGCTCTCCTCGAGGCTTAGAGGCCAGGGGCGTTTGTAATACAAGTCAAAACACAATGGGTATCAACGATGAGTATTCGCGTGATGCGTACAATTACGACCTCGCATACGATTCGGACGGATCGGACGAGTTTGACAACGAACTCCATCCAGAAGACTGGCAGGACATGTACTCCCAGGAACTCCTCGATGGTTGGATGAAGATTCGTGAATATACCGAATCTCGTTATATTAATCTTTCGGCCAAGTTCCCGGACTTTGTCGATCTCGTCCTTGGTCGCGTTCAGTGGTTCCAGGAACACGAGTCGGCACCGACCCACATCGAGATTTGGAACCTCATCAGCAACCTCCCGGTCATTTCAGATCGGGTCCAGGCTGAGAACTTTTTCGGGTGGGCTGAAAAATATATCGGATATTTGTAAAGATGTTCGACGTTACCGGCCCCAAGGTTCTCATTCCAGCCATCCTGTTCGCCGTGCTGAGCCCAGGCATGCTCCTGGCCCTGCCATCCGGCGCCGGTCTGCTGGTCCAGGCCGTGTTCCACGCGCTGGTCCTGTCCCTGGTCTACTGGGCGATTGCCAAGTTTGTGCTGAAGATCAGCCTGACCAAGGCTGACCTGTTCGTCCCAGCGGT